TGGTATGAAGAACCTAATCTAAAATATGATAGGGTAAAAAACACTGTAGGAAAATATTGGTGGAAAAATCGTAAGATTTGGAAGCAATTTAAAAAAGAATTCGAAGAAACAGAAGGTAATTTAAGTACATATTTAGCCAAAAAATTAAACTTTACAGGTAAAATAGAATACATAAAGCACCACCACTCACATTTAGCTTTTTCATATTACACATCCCCATTTGATGATTGTGTTGGTATTTCAGTAGATGGTGTTGGTGAGTGGGAAACGGCTTTAGCTGTTAGATGTAAGGATAATAAATTTGAAGAAATAACATCTTTAAAATTTCCAAACTCATTAGGTTTAGTTTATTCAACTATAACTGCATATTTGGGATTTAAGCCAAATAATGGTGAATATAAAGTAATGGGGTTAGCACCATATGGTGACCCAACAAAGTACAAGCATGTATTTGATAAAATTTCGAAATTTGATATTCGTGGAAGTATAGAGATTGAACAAAAATATTTTACTTGGAAATATTCGAATACTGATATGTACACATATAAATTAGTTAAACTAATCGGATTTGAACCAAGAGAGCCTGAATCAAAGATAGAACAACATCATATGGATTTGGCAGCCGCATTACAAAAATGGTATGAGAGCTGTTTTTATTATTTTACAAATAATTGTATGCAGCAATCGAATACATCTAATTTGGTATTAGGTGGCGGCTCGGCATACAATGGAACTGCAAATGGTAAACTACAAAAACATACACCGGTTGGTAGTTTATGGATTCCATTCGCACCATCGGATGCCGGTTCTGCTATTGGAGCATGTTTATACTATTGGCATAATATATTAGGAAACCCAAAAGTAAAAGGTGGGGATAATCAATCACCATACTTAGGACCAGAATGGACTAATCAACAATTAACAAATATAATTCTCAAAGAAGAAGTTACACATAAAGCAATGTTTTATGATGATACAAAAATGTTGTGTAAAGAAGTTGCAAAATTAATAAACAATGGAGCAGTAATAGGTTGGTTTCAGGGTAGAACCGAATTTGGTGCAAGAGCATTGGGAAATCGCTCTATATTAGCAAATCCACATTTACCAGATGTAAGAGATAGAATAAATAAAGTTGTTAAAAAGAGAGAACTATTTAGACCCTTCGCACCATCGGTTGTAGTAGAAGAATACACAAAGTATTTTACATCGGAGGGAGAAGTTCCATATATGAATCAGGTTGTTAAAGTTACCGATTATAAATCAATTCCATCGGTAACGCATGTTGATAAATCCGCTAGAATACACACTGTTACTAAAAAACAAAATAAACTATATCACACTTTGTTAAAAGAATTTAAGAAAGTTAGTGGTACACCAATACTATTAAATACATCCTTTAATTTAAGAGGACATACAATGACTAATGACCCACAAAAAGCCATATGGACATTTCTAAATTCAGATATGGATTATTTGGTATTGGGTAATTATTTGATAAGTAAATAATTATTAGTAGATAAAAGACGAATTATGGCATCAGAATTCCAATTGTTTGATGGGAAAAACCTATCATCATTGTTTAAAGATATATACGAAAACCAACAAAACAAAAAGAAAAACATTTCCGATTTGATTGAATCATTGAGGAAACTGATTAAGAATGTTGGTGAAGCAACTGTTATTGCTCCAATTATCAAAGACCTTATTGAGGTATCGGTTAAGAACGATGACCATCTTATTAAACTTGCAACAATTGCACAAAGATTAGCAGCAGCAGAAGCTAAAGGTATTGGTGAAGATGGTTGGTTAAGTGAAACTGAAAAAGCTCAACTACTACAAGATATGGAGGAAACCATAAATGAAGTAGAAAAAAAGAACGAAGAAAAATTGGATGATATTAAATTAGAATTAGACGAATTAAAATCCAAAATGTAAAATGCCGGTAGGAATAACAGCAAATAGTAGTGAAGGTGGTACATCATCTGCGATTGAAGCATACTTAGCAGTAGTAACCAAAGTATATCTTAAATCCGATAAAGAATTAGATAAAGAAAAAGATTATATAAAGGTATATAATGATAACAAAAACTTTGATTCTAATGATATTCGTTTTTTAGGTGCTATTGAATTTGCAAGAGAATCTGCTATTATCAACGAAGGATATGCTTTTCCGTTTGATAAAAATAATATAACTTACCCAATATTGGGAGAAACTGTTTTAATACTTGAAATTGGTAAAGATTACTATTGGCTTCCATACTCTAATACACATTATCCAAATTATAGAGAGGATTACAAAACATCTCAAATAGGTAAAGAAAAAGAGATATCAAAAAATACTACTGAATCTAAAAACAAAAATTACCAAGAAACAAAAGCAACTGGAACGCCAAATCAAAAACCAACACAAACTAAATCGGATTCTAAAAAATATAAGGTAAACGAAAAAATTAAATTTTTAAATCCGAAAGAAGGCGATACCATTATAAGTGGTAGAGTTGGTAACACAATTCGTTTTAGTGAGTTTCATTTAACTGAAGATGGTAAAACATCATCTCCATCTATATTCATTCGTAACAAACAAAACCCAGAATTGGATGATAAGAAGATTGGTGAGTTAATAGAAGAAGATATTAATAAAGATGGTACATCTATATACATTGTATCTAACAAAGTAAAAGTTCCATTTAAAGAGGAAATAAAAAAAGAAAAGAAAGGATTTAAAGAATATCCATCTTCAACCGATTTTAAAGGAGACCAACTATTTGTTAATTCAGACAGAATAGTTTTATCAGCTAAAGCAAAAGAATTTATTATGTTTGGTAAAGGAAACACCGGCATAATAACCGATGGTAATTTTTCAGTAGATGCTGAAAAGGAAATATACTTTCATAATAAGAAAAATATAACAATTCATTCCGAAGGTTCTAATCAAATATTCTTAAATTCAGATAATGGTAAAATATATTTGGGAAAGAATAGTGGTGAAGGAGATGCAGGAGCCGCAGTACAAAAAATGGTATTGGGTGGTGAATTGGTTAAAATTATGGGTGAACTGATTGATGCAATAACAAAGCAACAATATCTAACACCAGCCGGCCCATCATCTGTTGGACCAACAAACGTAGCACAATTTACTTCAATTAAATCGAAGTTAAAAACACTACTATCTGCTAAAAACTTTTTAAGTAAATCATAATGTCTTGGAAAACATTCAAATCGACATTATTACCACAAATGCAAAACAACTCTTATCAGAGTATTAGTGATTTTGCAAAAGCATTTACATTTGCGTATGATATAGCAATCAAATCAGGCAAAGACCCAATAAATGGTGTACCACTATTGAAAGGAAACCCCGTTTTAATGCAGGAAGCAATCATTCAATTTTTAGAGCAAACACAAAAAGCAAAAGTACTTACATTTTTAGAAGTAGTTGGACCGGCAGTTATTATATATTGGGTAGGTGGAAAAATGTCACCATTACCACCACCAACAATACCAGCGCCTGGTTCTATAAAAAACATAGCAACTACAATGGGAGTAGTATTAAAGCCAGGAACTTGGACTCCCACAAAAGTTCCACCAAACAATAATCCCGAACAATTCTTAGATGCGTTCATACGTTCAGCAAAATTACATTTGATGAGTGTATCGGGAATATATTCAGTATTAGCACAATACCCACCACCAGCGCCACCCGCACCCGGAGTTGTTCAATGGAGTGGATACAAAGTGCCTGATTAAATTAAATTTTCTATTTCAATATTTATTAAAAAAGTATCTATTATGTCAAAATCAGATGTATTATTGGGTCTCATTAAAGAAGTTGTTAAAAATGAGGTTAAACAACAGGTTAAAGAAGAAATCGTTAGACTTGTTAAAAGTGGCGCTATTACATTAAATAGCTCTAAACCAAAATCAACAACACCTTCACTAAAAGAAGCAATTGAAATTGACCCATTTGAAAAAGCAAATCAAGCTTTACAAAATAGTAGAAAGGTTACACCAACACAACCACAAAGAGAGTTTACAAAGAATCCCGTTTTAAATGAGATTTTAAATATGACTCAACCATTTACTGCAGCACATAGAGCAGAAGGAGCGGCAGCTTCAATGGGCATGGGCGGTGGTAGTATCTTAGATGCTATTCAGCCGGAAAGAAGTATGGAAGAAGATTGGGAAACATTAAGTTATTCAAATGCTAATATGCCATCACATCAAATTCCATCAACCGATAATGCTGGTGTGGATGTTTTAGCAAAAGCATTAACGAGAGATTATTCAGAATTAGTAAAGAGATTTAAATAATGGCAATAGAGCTTGGTAAATATAATGTAACGGATATAAAGGAGAACGACTATAAAGTTCTTGGTGTTTCTATAAACGAAACATCTACTTCAAATGGTGCGTTCGCTGTAAACTTTACATCTATTAATCAAGCAAAAAGTAATTTACAAAACTTAATCCTAACCAGAAAGGGTGAAAGATTAATGCAGCCTGAATTTGGTTGTGATATTTGGAAAATAATATTTGAACCAATTATAGAGG